TTATAAAAAATTTGGTAAAATTCTCACAAAAGTTGGTGAATTTGCACAAGAAACAAAAACGAAACAAAAATATCCTGATATAGATTTTAATTCAGAATCAATTGCGTTGGCAGTTAAAAATAAAAATGATGAAAAAGATTTAGTTGGAGCAGTGCATCGTGATATGGTAAATGAAATTTCTAAAGCTGATAGAGAAAAAGGATTTCCAGATAAGGATGGAAATAATGGTCCTCACACATCGGCATACATAGCAACTGCAATGCATTCAATGCACTTTGATTTAATGGTTGAAAACTTCGATAAAAATTTATCGGCAGTGACTGGTATCAGAGGAAGTAGACCTGAAGATTTTAGAGGATGTTTAGCGGAGTTAAGTGGATTTGAAGGAGATATTAACTCAAAAGAAGGAAGAGACCAATTGAATCAACATCTATTAAAGAAGTGTAAAATAAATGCAACTACTGGATATATTGAAATTACAAATCCAAATGGGAATGTTTCATTGGTAGAAGATAGCTGGAGAACTTCCGGTGAAAGTAAAAAAGTTGAGAAAAAATTAGGAGATGGATTGAGTCAATGTATTGCTTCTAAAGTGGATTCTAGGAAAAGTCGTAAATAAAATCACTTTTCGTTTGTAATTTTATATTTATCGGTAAAGTTAATAAAGCAAAGATAGATGAATACACAGTTATTATGTCTTTTTACCATAAAAGAAGAGTTAGATAAATCGTTAGAATTTGTTCTAAATCAGTATATACTTACAAACCCAAACGTATTTGTATTAGAAAATAAAATAAATGAGGGAGAACTATACATTACATTCAATGTTAAAAAAGGTTCTTCTGCAATACCATCCGATTGGAAAACAATTTTAGTTCATAGAAAAAAACAGTCAAATACAATATACACCATCAACGCACTCAATGAAGTAGTTAAATCAAAGACGGGTGGGATATTGGATAGTTCGTATATGATTGATTGGGATGAATTTAAAAATTGTATTATTACAACATCTTCAATTGGATATAAAAAAATTCCTACAAAAGTTTTTAAAAGTTTTAATACAGAGGAGTTGTAATTCTGATTTTTTTTTCATATATTAGTAGTATGAAAAGAAATAGATTCAAACCTATTCAAATTTACGTTCAAGACCCTGTAGATGTTTTCCAAACTTATAGAATGGAAATGTCTAAAGCAATTATTGATTCAATTTCATTTGGAATTCGAAACAATAAATCTCGCGTTGATTTTGCGCATGTAATAATCAAACATTCGATTGTTATTACACTTTCAATTGATAGTAAAGAATTCATAAATTTATTAGATGAAAACATCGAAACCCTCGTAGAATATGAGGAGTATGAAATGTGTGCTTTAGGAATCAAATTAAAAAATAAAATAAATAAAAAACTTTTAAAAAATAAGTTATGTTAGATACCAAAAAAGAACAATCCGCAGTCGAATATTGTGAAGAAACTTATCCAGAAATGACTTTTGAATTTAAAAATATTCTGGATGAAATGTATACTACTTTTTGTAAAAAACAAAGAAACTACGGACCGGGTAATATTTCAGTAGGTACATCACTTCAAACTAAAGAAGATGTTAAATTATCATTGAATGGCCTATGGTTCAGAAAGAACGATAAAATCAACAGATTAAAGCAATTGGTAGTATTAGGACATCCCGATGAAGTGTCTGAAACTATCGAAGATACCTATCAAGACCTAGCAGTTTACTCCGTAATTTCTCAATTAGTGAGTAGAGGGAAGTGGGCAAAATAAAACTTGGAAATGTAACAAATTTATTGTATATTTGTTACAAGAAAAGTAAAAAGGTTATATTTAGATATAAGGAAATCGCGATAAAACCTTCAAACTTAAAACAATTTATTAACACTTAAAACTTAAAAAGCAATGGACATTTCATTAGCACTCAAGAGATTTAGCTCTCTTCAAAACAACACAAAGAAGTCTGATTCCATTTGGAAGCCAGCAAACGGAAAATCTCAAATCCGTTTAGTACCTTACAAATTCAATAAGGATAATCCTTTCATTGAATTGTATTTTCACTACAATATTAACAACAAAACGTATCTATCTCCAATTTCATTTGGAAGACCTGACCCTATCGTAGAGTTTGCTGAAAAGCTAAAGCGTACAGGAGACACTGATGACTGGAAGGCCGGGAAAAAAATGGAACCAAAATTGAGAACATTCGCACCAGTTATCGTAAGAGGTAAAGAAAGTGAAGGAGTTAAATTTTGGGGATTTGGTAAAACAGTATATCAAGATATTTTAGGATATATTGCTGACCCTGATTATGGTGATATTACAGACCCACACACAGGACGTGATATTGTATTAGAAGTAGTATCAGCTGAAGAATCAAATGCAGCATACCCAACAACTACAATCAGAGTTAAACCTGCCGTATCTAAAATTTTGGATGACGCACAGGCAGTAACTGAATTATTGAACGCACAAAAAGAGATTACAGAACTATATTCTGAATTATCTTACGATGAATTGAAGGGTGTATTGGAAAATTGGTTAAACCCATCTGCTCCATCTAATGGTAGTGGAAACCCAATTAATGAGGAATTGGCATCGGCAAAAGTTCAACCTAAACAATCAACTGTATCTACTGATATGGGTGGTACTCAAGAAAGTGGTGGGTTACCTTGGGATGATGAAGAACCAAAGGCATCTACACAAAAAGCATCTCCTCTTAAAGAAGATGTAGCATCGGCATTCGATGATTTATTTAACAACTAAAATTAGTTATAAATGGCAAAAAGAGAAGAAGATTTAGCAAGTTTACTTGCCGATTCTCTAAACAAACAAAATAAGGATGGTAAGATTGCTTACTTTCTAACAGATGAGGGTGGTGATGCTCCTACCAATGTAAAGGATTGGGTATCTACCGGAAACGCTATGTTGGATGTTGCAATCTCAAACAGACCTTATGGTGGATTGCCAGTTGGTAGAATAACAGAAATAACGGGTTTAGAGCAGAGTGGAAAATCTCTGCTCTCTGCCCATTTATTAGCTGAAACACAACGTAAAGGTGGTGTTGCAGTTCTGATTGATACCGAAACCGCAGTTAGTAGAGAATTTTTAGAAGCAATTGGAGTAGATATCTCAAAACTCCTATATGTTTCAGTTGATACTGTTGAAGGTATTTTTGAAGCATGTGAAACAATTATTGAGCAAGTTCGTAAAGGTGATAAGGATAGATTGGTAACAATCGTTGTGGATTCAGTAGCAGCAGCATCAACACATAAGGAGTTAGAAGCCGATTATGGTAAAGATGGTTACGCAACCGATAAGGCAATTATTATCTCCAAAGCAATGAGAAAGATTACCAATATGATTGGTAGACAATCTATTGCATTAGTATTCACAAATCAATTAAGACAGAAGATGAACGCAATGTTCGGAGACCCGTGGACAACATCGGGTGGTAAAGCACTTGCATTCCACGCATCTGTTAGATTGAGATTGAAGAATATGGGGCAATTGAAACAAGGTGATAGAATCGTAGGTATCAAAGTTAGAACACAGGTTATTAAAAACCGAATGGGTCCTCCTTTGAGACACGCGGATTTCGATATCTTCTTTGATAGAGGTATTGATAATTTCGGAGGTTGGTTAGCAGTTATGAAAGATGCTAAACTTCTAAAGCAAGGTGGAGCATGGTATGAATACACTGATATTGATACAGGTGAAATTATGAAATTTCAATCAAAGGACTTCGCTAAATTATTAGAAAACGAAGAACTTAAAGACCAAATCTATCGTAGGATTTGTGAAGCAACAATTTTATTATACAAAGCAGCATCATCGGATGAAGTTGAAATAACAACGGACGAAGGAAATGAGTCAGATTAACAAAAAGTATTTAGATATACTAAAACAAATAGATAGGGAACATAATGATTTTGGAGATTTACATCGTAACTCTAAAACATTAGTTATTGATGGTCTTAATACCTTCATTCGTTCCTGGTCAACTGCACCTAATCTTAATGAGAATGGTGACCATATTGGAGGAATAGTCGGTACTTTAAAAAGTATCGGCTATGCCATCCGAACAATCAATCCTACCAGAGTTGTAATCGTATTTGATGGTAAAGGTGGTTCGAATAGTAGGAAAGAAATATATTCCGGATACAAATCGGAAAGAGGCAAGAATAAAATCAAAATGAGATTGAATCGTGCCGCATCTATTCAAATGACACCTGAAGAAGAAAGTGCATCAATGAAACGTCAAATGACGGCATTAGGTGAACTACTTTCAGTTCTACCTGTCACTATTATGATATATGATGGAATTGAAGCGGATGATGTAATGGCGTACATTGCTACTCAATTAAAAAAAGAAAACGAAAAAGTTGTGATAATGAGTTCCGATAAGGACTTCATTCAATTGGTAAATAAAGATGTGAGTGTGTATTCACCATCTAAAAAGAAAATATACAATATTCCAGAAGTTATTGAGGAGTTTGGTATTCACCCACACAATTTTATTAATTTTAGAATAATTGATGGTGATAAATCTGATAATGTAGAGGGTATTACAGGATTAGGATTAAAAACAATTCTTAAAGCATTTCCAATATTAGCAGATGAGGAAGTTCATACTACCGATTCTATGTTAGAGTATATTAAAACTCAACCAAAAAAAGTAAAGGGGCATGAATTGTTTGAAAATAATTTGGAAATCTTAAAAAGAAATCGTAAATTGTTTCAACTTTCTGAACCAACATTTAGTGGTAATCTTCGAATGAAAATTATAGATAGATTTGAAGAATCAGTACCAAAGTTTAGTAAGCAAGAATTTTTAAAAGTAGGATTGAAAGCTCGTATATTGGATTCGTTTCCAAATGTTACGGACTGGTTACAATCCACATTTTCTCACATAGCAAAATTTTAAAAAAATGTCAAACAAATTAGTAAAACCGTTAGGAGATAGAGTTCTTCTAACAGAATTAGAACCAGAAGTTTCACAAACTGCAGGTGGTATTATTATACCTGATTCAGTACGAAGTGAAGATGTAAAAAGAGCAAAAGTAGAATCGGTAGGACCTGGTATTTACACACAGAGTGGAACATTAATTCCAATGAGTGTTGAAGTAGGTGATGAAGTAATCCTCCCTCCGTACCATCAAGGACAAGAAATCAAAGTAGGTGGTAACAAATATATTCTATTAAGAGAATCAGAAATTTTAATGGTAGTTAAATAATTTTAAATTTAAACACGGAACAGATGAAGTGTATCAAAAGTAAAGATGGAGAAATCCGCAGAGTAAAAGAAGAAGAAGCAGATTTAAAAGTATTTCAATATGGTTGGGTTTTCGTACCCAAATCGGAGTGGAAAGCACTTCGTAAACCAGTACAAAAAGTAGTTGAAGTATCGGAAACGGTGTTGGAATTATCGATTGAAGAAAAAAAATTAGCAAGAAAGAAACGTAAAAAATAATGGAAGCAGTAGATACATTGGTAAAATATGGACAATCGTATCAATCTAAAGTTGTTGCTTCTCTTATAACAGATGTTAAGTTTCTTGAACAGGTAAACGAAATCACTAAACCTACATTCTTTGAATCACAGGCAAATCAATGGATTATAAATTCTCTATTAGATTACTTTAATGAATTTAGAGCAACTCCTACAATGGAGGTGTTCAAAATCAAAGTAAGTTCTATAGATGATAAAGGTTTAAAACAAACCGTAGTTGACCAACTTAAAAATGTTTATTTACAAGTTGGTTCCGAAGATTTACCTTATGTTAAAAAAGAATATTTAACTTTTTGTAAAAACCAAAAAGTAAAAGATGCCCTTCTAAAATCGGTAGATTTACTCAAAGCAGGAAACTACGATAAGATTATAGATACGATGATGGCAGCATCAAAGGTGGGTGTAGAATCTGATTTAGGATTAGATTACATTGAAAACTTTGAATCCATTATGGAAGATGTTAAACGAGATTCGTGTCCAACTGGATGGGATGTTGTTGATGAACTAATGGATGGTGGTTTGGGGCCTGGTGAATTGGGTGTTGTAATGGCTCCCTCCGGTATTGGTAAAAGTTGGTTCTTATCTAAAATAGCGTGTTCTGCATTAGAAAAGGGTATTGATGTATTACATTATACTTTGGAGTTATCAGAAAGTTATGTAGGACAGAGATATACTACAATTCTTACTGGTATCCAAACATCCGAACATAAGGATAGGAAAGATGAAATTATCCGCAAAATTAAAAAGATTCCAGGTAGAGTTCGTATTAAATATTATCCACCACAATTCGCATCTGCAAAAACAATTGCAGCTCATATTGAAAAAGTAAGACAAGTTGGGTTCAATCCTAAATTAATTATTATTGATTATGCGGATTTATTAAAATCTGGCAATAGTAATAGAGATGGATTGTATGCGGAGTTGGGTGGAATCTATGAGGAGTTGCGAGGATTGAGTGGTGAAGCACAGATACCAGTATGGACTGCAACACAGACTAATAGAGCAGCAATTGACCACGAAGTTATTCAAGCCGATTCGGTTGGAGATTCGTACAAGAAAGTTCAAACTGCTGATTTCATTATGAGTGTTAGTAGAAAAACAAAGGATAAGTTATCAAACACAGGTCGTATTCATATCGTTAAAAATCGATTTGGACCTGATGGAATGACCTTTCCAGCAAAGATTGATACGTTTCATGGTATTATGGATGTGTTCGCAGCAACATCTATTGATGGTATGGCTTCTACAAAAGATAGCAAAAATGGTGAAGGTTTGGAGAAAAAATTATTACACAAAAAGTATGTGGAAAATATGGGATAATTGTATAAAGTTTTCTAAAGAAAAATCGGAATTTCCGACTTTACTTCATAGTTATACCTACAATTAAAAACATAAATAAATTAAAAATATGAGCAAATTATTTACAGAAAGAATTCCATATAAACCATTTGAATATCCTGATTATTACAATGAAGGCTGGTTAAAGCAGATGCAAGCATTTTGGTTGCATACTGAAATTCCTATGCAGATGGACGTAAAAGATTGGAATGAAAATTTAACACCTGAAGAAAAGCATTTAGTAGGAAACATACTTTTAGGATTTGCTCAAACCGAATGTGCGGTATCCGATTATTGGACAGGTATGGTTACCAAATGGTTTCCAAAGCATGAGATTAGACAAATGGCAATGGCATTTGGTTCACAAGAAACAATACATTCAGTTGCGTATTCTTACCTAAATGAAACATTAGGATTAGATGATTTCGCAGGTTTCTTACATGATGAAACAATGAAGGAGAGATTTGAATTACTAACCAACACTACTGCAGATTGGACTCCAAAAGATTTGGATACTAATCATAAAGCAAGAGTTGAGGTAGCACGTTCATTGGCAATATTTTCTGCATTTGCAGAGGGTGTAGCTCTATACTCCTCATTTGCTGTCCTATATTCTTTCCAAATGAGAAATCTATTGAAAGGAATTGGCCAGCAAATGAAGTGGAGTGTAAGAGATGAATCACTTCACTCAAAGATGGGTTGCCAATTATTTAGGCACATGTGTGATGAGTTTCCTGAATTGTTAGAAGAAGCAAAACCTGCAATTTATGAAGCAGCTGAAATCATTAGAGATTTAGAACACAAATTTATTGATAAGATTTTTGAAATGGGTGATTTGGAGAATCTTAAAAAAGATGACCTGAAGGAATTTATTACAAAAAGAGTTAATGAAAAGTTAGTAGAATTAGGATATAACCCAATTAAAGGTGGAGATGACTATTTTGAGTTTAACGAAAAGAAAGCATCTGAATTAGATTGGTTTTACCATCTTACAGGTGGTGTAACTCATACGGATTTCTTCGCTATGAGACCTACCGATTATAGTAAAGCTGGTGAAGGTGAAAATTGGGATAATATATTTTAAAAAAGATTATGAAAAATTTTGGAGAAGAATACGGATGGGAAGTTGATGTTGACTTTCCTTCGTGGGGAAATAATGAGATATATGTAAAAACTATATCCAAAACATATTTACAATCAGGAGAAAAACCAAAAGATGCATATTGGAGAGTTGCTACGGCAGTTGCTAAACGATTGGATAAACCACAATTGGCAACAAAGTTCTTTGATTACATTTGGAAAGGTTGGTTGTGTTTAGCAACACCAGTATTATCAAACACAGGTACAGATAGGGGATTACCAATCTCTTGTTTTGGTATTGATGTGGGTGATAGTATTTTTGAAATCGGTTCAAAGAATTTAGAATTGATGTTGTTGGCAAAGCATGGTGGTGGTGTTGGTATTGGTATCAATATGATTAGACCTGCTGGTAGTAAAATTACTGGTAATGGAACATCGGATGGTATTGTTCCATTTGCCAAAATCTATGATTCAACTATCCTTGCAACAAATCAAGGTTCAGTACGAAGAGGAGCAGCATCGGTGAACATTAAAATTGAACACAAAGACTTTGAAGATTTTTTAGAGATTAGAGAACCTAAAGGTGATGTTAATCGTCAATCACTTAACTTACATCAATGTGTTGTAGTTAGTGATAGATTTATGAAGAAGTTGGAAGAAGGAGATTCGGATGCTCGTAGAAAATGGGGTAAATTACTTCAGAAACGAAAAGCAACTGGTGAACCTTACATTATGTATAAAGGAAATGTAAACAAAGCAAATCCTGAAATGTATAAGAAGAACGGATTGAAGGTCCACATGACTAACATTTGTTCTGAAATCGTTTTACATACCGATGAGCAACACTCATTTGTTTGTTGTTTATCATCATTGAATTTAGCTAAATACGATGAATGGAAAGATACCGACTTGATATATACTGCTACTATCTTTTTGGATGGTGTATTAGAAGAGTTCATTCAGAGAGCAAAGAATATGAAAGGATTTGAGAATTCAGTTCGTTCGGCAGAAAGAGGTAGAGCATTGGGATTGGGTGTATTAGGATGGCACACTTACTTACAACAAAAAGGATTGCCATTTGAAGGATTACAGGCTCAATTTGAAACTCGTAAGATTTTCTCTCAAATGAAGATTGAATCTGAAAGAGCAAGTAGAGATTTGGCATCTGAATATGGTGAACCTCTATGGTGTAAAGAGAGTGGATTCAGAAATACTCACTTGAGAGCAGTAGCACCTACGGTATCAAACTCTAAATTGAGTGGTAATGTAAGTAGTGGTATTGAACCTTGGGCAGCTAACGTATTTACCGAACAAACTGCAAAAGGAACATTCATTCGTAAGAACCCAGAGTTAGAAAAAGTTTTAAAGAAAATCGGTAAAAACACCAAAGAAGTATGGGATAAGATTTTAGCAGATGGTGGTTCAGTACAAGATTTGGACTTTTTGGATGAATATTGTTTTTCAGATGGTAAGTTAGTTGAATGTAAAGAAGTATCGATTGATGAAAGAGCACATAGATGTAGTTCAGTTAAAGATGTGTTCAAAACATTCAAAGAAATTAATCAGTTAGATTTAGTAAGACAAGCTGGTGTAAGACAACAATACATTGACCAAGCAGTTTCATTAAATTTAGCATTCCCTGCAACCGCAGAACCAAAGTGGATTAATCAAATCCACATGGAAGCTTGGAAACAAGGAGTAAAAACATTATATTACATGAGAACAGAATCAGTTTTAAGAGGTGATATTGCAGCAAGAGCAATGGATGCCGAATGTGTAAGTTGTGAAGGATAAAAATTAAAAAACAAGATTATGAGTGAAAACAAGATTGACAAAGCAAAGGTAGCTAAAAAACTACTTCAATTAGAAAAAAAGTTAAATAGAGTTGAAGAAAATGAGAATCCATTAGACAGAAAATTGAAGCAAGTTAGAAAATTTAAATTAATTGAAAAATTAAAGGGAAACTCAAAAAATAAAAAATATGTTAACAGTAAAGAAATTTAGTGCATCTTGGTGTGGACCATGCAAAGTATTAGCACCAATAATTAACGAAGTTAAAACTCAATTTTCAAATGTAAAATTTGAAGATTATGATGTAGATGAAGCATATACTGAAGCTACTAAATACTCAATTCGTTCAGTACCAACTGTTATCATAGAAAAAAATGGTAAAGAAGTAGGTAGATTTGTAGGCGTTCAATCCAAACTTGCTTATGTTAATTTAATAAACGAACAAATATCGCAATAGACTTGTTTTATTGGATTTTTTTTCGTAAATTTGGTTATGTATAAACATTTAGATTTTCATTTAGAAAGATATAACTATGAGGTGAATTTACCACCTATCGTAGTTCAAACTATCGCAGGTATAAAGGTTGTAAGAGATGACCTTTTACCTGGCGGTAGTAAACGCAGATTCGCATATTCATATATGTTGGCGTATCCACAGGTAGAACAATGGATTTACGCATCACCCAGACAAGGATACGGACAAGTTGCATTAGCATACGCTTGTAGAGATTTAGGAAAGAAAGCAATTGTGTATGTTCCACAAGGCAAAAGAACCGAACTTACATTAGAAGCAGAAATGGTGGGTGCAGAAATCAACGAAGTTCCTATGGGATACCTAACTAACTTAAATCGAAAGGCAAAAGATAGACAAGGACACGGATGGGATAAGATTAAATTAGTTCCATTCGGATTTGATGACCCAATCATTCTAAACACAATCGTAGAAACGGCAAGAAAGTTACCATTTACACCAAAAGAAGTTTGGAGTGTAATGAGTTCTGGTACATTAAGTAGAGGTTTACAATTAGCATGGCCTGATGCAAAAGTATATGGAGTTCAAATTGGACACAACACATCAATCGTTCAGCAAGGTAGAGCAATCACAATACCAAAAAGAATGCCGTTCCACAAAGATTGCAAAATGGAAGATAGACCACCATTTCCATCATCATTAACTTATGACTCAAAAGCATGGAAACATATACAAGAGATGGCAACAATTAGTGAAGATACTTTATTTTGGAATGTTGGAAAATAAATAAAAGAAAGTGCTTGGAAATACCAGGCATTTTTTGTATATTGTAGAATAAAACAGGAGTCAGCGTCAGCCTTTAAGTGACCAACTTATAAACAATTTAAATAATAAAAAATGATTAAATCACAGAGTGACCGTAAAGCGGAGCTTACACGCTTAATTCAAGCAGAAACGCCATCGTGGCTAACAAAAGGTGTTTATAATAAATATCTTGAAACATTTGATTACCACCAAACAAAGATTAAGAAACAATTTTACACATTTGTAGGAGACATTTGTGAAAAAGATTGTTCAAATTTGATTGCAAACCCACAATGGGGGTTTATTGATGTTAAAGTTACTGCAAAAGTTTTGGTAAAACTTTACCAAGAGGGTAGAATAATTTCACCTCCTTCAACAGGACAAGACCCAAAGAGTTATAATCTAACAAATGTTCAAACTGCTTCTGAACATTTTGCAAATAATTGGGGAAATGATGACGGTTCTTTTTGGTTAAGAGATGGTGTTGTAAATTTGGTTGTATATCCAAACGGTAATCTTGTATTTGAAGCAACTGATATTGAACATAGGTTGTGGGGAATTATTGGAGGGGCATTGGATTTGGTTAAATTAAAGTCTGATAAGAAGTTATTTTTTAAAAGTTATAAGATAAAAAGACCATTAGACCCAAATGATGAATCAGCTGGATTTGTTGATTACATAGAGGTAAATGATATGTATATTTCCGATATTGTAGAAACGGCAAATAAATATACTACAACAAATGAACTTGTAACAAAAGTTGATGTTTTAGAAAGATACTACGAAGGACTTTTTAATTTACGAATATTACCAATGTATTCTGCAAGAGATTGTCATCATTTTTACAAGGTTTTAAATAAGATGCAGAACAAAACAATTGCTCAATTATTACATGCCGATACAAATGAATCCACTAGTTGGTTAAAAACTTTTTCATCCATAAAATTGGAAAGATTTAAAGCAGCTGATTACAAGTTACATCCATTTTTAAACTTATATCCAGATGAAAAAAAGATTAGTCTAGAAACATTTATGGTTGCACATTTAGTAACTCAATATACAATAGATGGGAAATTTGTAGATTCAACCGATGGTAAATTAAAAGATGTAATTCAATCTACATTTGGGTATCAATACAAATTTGATGAAGATTTAAAAGAATCTGTTTTAAATAAATTTGATATTTTATATGAACTTTTTTCTAAAATTGAAAATCCAAAATTATCAAGACAATATATTTTACAATTTTTAGAAATTTATAAATGGGTTCAAAACGAAAATATGGTAATATGTGATATTGATATTTTTGCAAACACATTGTATAACTTTATTGAAACTCAAAGAATTCATCCAGAATTAAATTCAGACGGTACTAAAAATGATAATGCCGGAACGAAAACAAGATTTGGTGTTTGCATGGGAGCATCAAATAAGAATGATTATTTAGATGCATTTTCCTATATTAAAAAAGAATTTTTATACAATGCACTTACAAATGAATCATACGGATTAACTATTGGTTTGTGTAAAAAAACCAATAGAGTTCCTAGATTGTTTTCAAATGAAATTATTATTGACTCTTTTAATAAACAAAAAGGATTGGATTTGGATAATACTGAAATTGAAGGAAAACCAGTTGGTGGACATATTATTTCAGATTCAGAATTAATTCGCATGAATGATATCGAGCGAGTTGAAGCATTCAAATCTGAAAATTTAGGTGATAAATTTAAATTTGAATTAAATTGTAGAGCAATGAGCTCTTATCACAATTTAAGAATGAGTGTATTACGATTGAGTGAGTATTTGGAAATTATAAATGAACCAGATTCAGTTGTAAGACAAAAAGTTAGAGAAAAACGTGAGTATCTTAAAAGTAAACCAATTTTAGTTTAATGTATATACAATACTTTGATAAGTTCAAAAATATGACTCCATATCTTCACATCAATAGTGAAGAGTGGAGTTATATTAAAACCACATTTGATAGAGATGACGTAAAAGATTCTCTTGCACAATTGTGTATGGAATACGAACTACCATACGCAGAAATAACAGAAACTGATGCTAGAAAGGAATACCTTGCTCTCAAAGGAACTCGGTATCACGAACTCCTAACCGAAGGTCAATGGTTTCCGCGTAAAGCATCCGAAAGTAAGTATCCTTTAACATTCAGAGGTAAACAACAATTCGTAAGAAGGTTGAATACTGGTAACTCCGCATCTAATTACTTTCAACAATCAAACAGATGGAGTGTAGATGGAACCGTTTCACCAGGTCCTCATAGAACTTGGAGTAGTAAGGATTTTATGACAAGTCTAATGGGGGGATTATATACTTTAAAATTTGATGAAGTAGGAAGAAACGAACTACGAGTTTGTTTGAGTTTAAGAAAGTATATTTGCTCACAATTCAAACCCAATGTTGCCAAAGCACTTTATGATATGGTTGATGCAAAAAATGTATTAGATATATCAGCAGGGTGGGGAGATAGATTGTGTGGATTTATGGCATCTGAAAAAGGAGAACATTATGTGGGTATTGACCCGAGAAAAGAAAATCACCCAATTTATGAACAACAAGCAGAATTTTACAAAAAACACAACGGATGGTTTGAAACCGATAAAAAAACTACATTCCATTGCTCACCAGCTGAAGACATGGATTATAGTGAGTACACCAATTATTTTGACATTGTTTTCAGCTCACCCCCATATTTCAATGTTGAACGATATTCTTATGACGATACCCAAAGCTGGGTTCGATACAACAACATTGATGCGTGGAATAAACTATTCTTACACAAAACAATTGAAAAGGTTTGGCCGACTATTAGAAAGGGTGGGTATTTAGCAATCAATATTGCCGATGTATACGCATCTTCCAAAGGAGATGGTAAAGGATATCAAGAGATAACAAATCCTATGAACGATTATATCGCTTCGTTAGGTGGAGAATATGAGGGTTGCTTGGGGATGGAAATGGCGAAGAGACCAGGTTCAGCAGGAGCAGGTGCAATTATAGAAGGGGATGAGGAAAGATACACTGAAGAAGCTCTATTAAAAGCGGAAGAAGCAAAAAACAAAACATTTTGCGAACCAGTATGGATATGGAAAAAACCATAGTGACTTGTAAATATAAAAAAAATATAGTATATTCGTAAACAATTAAATTTAAAAAACATGAACAAAACAAGAATTACAAGATTTATCCAAAAGTATAATTTGGCAGGATTAGTAGAATCTGTAGCATGGAAAGCAGCAGATGGCAAATTGGTTACTCGTTTTATCTCCGATGATAAGACAGTATTAGGTGAAATTCAATTAGATAATTTTACTCAAACAACACCTAATTTAGGTATTTACACAACATCACAATTAACAAAATTGTTATCAGTTGTAGGTGACGATGTTGAATTGGATGTTCAGCAAGTTGAAGGAAAGGCCGTAAGTTTATTTATCAAAAGTGATGATACAAAGGCTCAATTCCAATTAGCGGATTTGGCAGTTATCCCATCAGTTCCGGATTTGAAATCTCTACCAGAATTTGATATTGAAATTGCATTTGATGGTAAATTTATTGACAAATTTATCAAAGCTAAAAACGCATTATCTGATGTAGATACATTTACCGTTCTTACAAAGAATAGTGAATTGAAACTTGTATTAGGTTATTCGAATGTAAATTCAACTTTGATTGAATTTTCTGTTAACAAAGATTATACGGAAGAAGTTAAACCTATTTCATTCTCTGCAAAGTATCTCAAAGAGATTTTCTCTGCAAACAAAGAAGCCAATTCGGTAGTATTAAAAATATCTACTTCAGGTTTAGCGCATGTTGAATTCAAAATTGATGATTTCACTGCAAACTATTACTTGGTAGAAGTACAATTAACCGCATAGAATGGCATTCAATTATAAAAAGAAGTATTTTTACGAAAGAAACGATTGGATTTACTCTCCAGAAATAAATCTTAAATACGAAGATGTATTAAAGATGCCTTTTCCGGAGTTTGGTAAGTGGGTTGATTTCTTTCGTAAAACTGCCATTGAGCAGTGGAACAGAACGGATGCACCACCGAGAATTGGTATGGACGAAGCTGAAATTATTGAGAACTTTTCTAAACTGCAGACATACAAAGTTAATGAGTTTAGTAAGGTAGACAAAGATGGTGATGAAGTTATTTTTAACTTTAACAAATTTGCCACTTGTGTAAATCAATTCTTTCCTGCAATGTACAAAACAGGTATCGGTGGTTCTGCATACGATAAACCAAAACCATCAATCTACGATATTTTTGTAGATGATGCGTACTTACCTGATTTCATTAAACAGATGAATCGTTTAACTCGTCAGGATGGTATGTATCGTTTTTCTAAAACTCTACACTTAAATCATCCAGATTTCCACAACTCACATATTCAAACTGGTAAAGAATGGATTGAGAAATGGGCAGCGGGAGATACACAACAAGGACATGGGTTTTGTTTATCACAGGCAGATAGTAAAGTACCATCTCCACCAATTACTGCACAAGAGGTAAAGGATTTGTATAAAGCAGGGATATTGAAATATGAGAATATTTCATCACTTAAAACTGCGGATTGGGGTGAGAATATTGATAATCTAATTGATATTCCAAAACAACCAATTCAGATTAAAACATATCCGTTTGGTCAAACTATCTTCCCAGAAGCAACTGCGGCATTCCGTATTGGTATGGGAACACAGGCAGTAGTAAACTTTCCACCATTAACTGCAAAGTATCTATATCAGAGATTTACAGAACATATCAAAGACCAAAAGGTTATAAACATTTATGACCCATCGGCAGGTTGGGGTGGTAGAATTTTAGGAGCATTATCAGTAGATGATAGAAACATTCACTACATTGGTAATGACCCTAATACTGAAAATCAAATACCTGAAATTGGTAAGACGAGATATGAGTATTTAGCAGAATTCTTTAACAATAAGATTCCAGGTGCAAGTAATCCTTTTTGGGGACATCAAAATACTTATGAAATCTTTACAACAGGTTCGGAGATAATTCATTTAGATGGTAATTTTCAAAAGTATAAGGGTAAGTTAGATTTTGCATTTACATCTCCACCATACTTTGATAGAGAAAGATACTCAAATGATGAAACACAATCATTTAAGAAATTCAATAACTACGATAGTTGGAGGGATGGATTTTTAAGACCTACACTAACAACTGCATTTGAATATCTTCGTAATGATAGATACATTCTTTGGAATATTGCGGATATTAAAGTGGGTAAAGATAAGTTTTTCCCATTGGAGCAGGACTCAATTGATATTCTTACAGAGTTGGGATGTGAATATAAGGGTAAGATTAAAATGACAATGAGTCCGATGACGGGTGTTGATTTGAGTGGAGTGAAAAATAGTATGAAGATAGGTGATATGGTTTACAAATATGAACCAATCTTTATTTTCTACAAACCTTAAAAATAACAAATGTATCAAAACATATTTTACGAAAGAGCACAAAATCTTATCCATCTATGGGATGATAAAAATGGTTATCAAACATTTCCATATCGAAAGTATGCGTATAAGAAAGACCCGTATGGACAACATACATCAATGCATGGTGATAGATTGACTCGTATTTCAAAGTGGGAAAAGGATGAAGCTGAAGATTTATTTGAATCAGATGTACCCGAAACCACTAGAGTATTAGTTGATATATACGATTCCGACATTCCATCAAAAGGAAACAGAACAATGACTTTTGATATAGAAGTTGAAATGGTTAGTGGATTACCTAACACTCAATTTGCACAAAATGAAATTACTGCAATAGCATCACATGATGGTGTTACTAAATTGTACGATGTATTTGTATTAGATAAAGCAAGAAAAGTTAAAAACAATGCAAAACAATTCAGTAAAGATGGTAGAGATGTCAAACTGCATATTTTTGATAATGAGAAAAATCTTCTAATTGCATTTCTTAATTATTATGAAGAAGTTAATCCAACAATCCTAACAGGTTGGAACATTGACTTTTTTGATATTCCGTATCTTTACAATCGTATTAAGAACGTATGTGGAGAAGGACATGCTAAACGATTATCTCCAATTGGGCAAACCTTTTATTCACCTTACAGACAGAAGTGGAGTTTTGCGGGTGTATCTATTTTGGATTATATTAATCTATATAAGAACTATAACTATGGGTTAGAATCATCCTACACTCTAAATCACATTGCTACCAAAGAATTGGGTAGAGGTAAGATTGAGTATGAAGGAAGTTTGGATGATTTGTTTGAAAACGATTTGGAGAAATTTATTGAATATAACATTGTCGATGTGGACTTGGTTGTATCAATGGATGAGAAACTTCAATTCATTGAGTTATGTAGAGCAATCTGCCACGCGGGATTCGTTCCGTATGAAGATTATATGTTCTCATCAAAGTATTTGGAAGGAGCATGTTTAGCATATCTTAAAACTAAAGGCTTGGTAGCACCAAATAAACCAAAGGATAGGAAAGAAAAGATGCAGGCACTTCGTGATAACAACGAAGAGAAGTTTATCGGAGCTTATGTAAAAGAACCTATTGTTGGTAAGTATGATTGGATTTATGATTTGGACTTAACATCACTATATCCATCAATCATTATGACTCTGAATATCTCACCTGAAACGAAGATTGGTAAAATTCAGAATTGGGATGCAGAACATTGGGTTAGAGGTGGAGATGCTAGTTATACAATTGTAGGTTCTGGAGGAGATAAATACGAATATACGAAGCAAGAATTAACCGAAGTTATTAAAGATAGTAATTTAGGGGTAGCAGCAAATGGTGTATTATATAATCAAGATAAACCAGGATTGATTGCAGATATTTTGGATACATGGTTCAAACAAAGGGTTGAATTCCGTAAATTAGAAAAACAATATGGTGAAGCAGGTGATACTGAAAAATATGAATTCTATGCCAAACGTCAATTAGTACAAAAGATTCTTTTGAACTCAATGTATGGGGTGTTAGGATTACCCGCATTTCGTTTCTATGATATTGATAATGCAGAAGCAGTTACAATAACAGGTCAGACTGTGATTAAGAAAACTGCTGAAATGGCAAATATCAAGTATAATAAGGAGTTGGGTACGAAAGAAGATTACAACGTATACATCGATACGGATTCAATTTATATGATGGCAGAACCTTTGGTAAAACATAGATATCCAGAATACAAAGAGTTTGATGAGCAACGAATGGCAAGTGAAGTTAATATAATTGCTGAAGAAACACAAACATTCTTAAATTCATTTTATGATTTATTAGCTGAAAGATTCTTTTGTATTCCAAAAGATAAACACAGATTTGAAATCAAAAAGGAATATATCTCCAAAGCAGGATTTTGGGTAGCAAAGAAACGATACGCACAATGGATGGTATTGAAGAACGGTATCAAATGTGATAAGTTGGATGTAAAAGGTTTGGATGTAGTTCGTTCATCTTTCCCAAAAGCGTTTCAGGAATATATGTCAGGTATGTTGAAAGATATTCTTATGGGTAAAGATAATGAGTATGTTGATACAAAGTTATTAGCATTTAAAGCTAGTATGATTAATCTACCTGTAAATAAAATAGCAAAGGGTGGTGCTATTAAGGAATTAAGTAAATACGATAATGGAAAGTGGAGAAAAGATAGTGGATTAGCTATTGCAAATTTTGAAAAAGGAACTCCGGCACACGTTAAAGCAGGTATATCGTACAACCGATTATTAAAGTTCTTTGATTGTCCGTTTAAGCATGAACCAATTAGAGATGGTGATAAGGTTAAGTGGGTGTATTTAAGACAAAATCCATTAGGGCTGGATACGGTTGCATTCAAAGATTATAATGACCCAAAAGAAATTATGGACTTTGTAGAGCAATATGTAGATAGAGATATGATTTTCAAAGCAGAGTTGGAAAATAAGTTAGATGATTTTTACAAAGCATTGAAATGGGAAAAAGCATCAACTGAAACTCAAACGGCAAAAAAATTCTTCACATTTTAATTATGAAAAGTTTAAATTTTTGGAATCCTAAAACATTTGATATAGCAAGTTACAAATGGTTATTAGAAGAAAGAAAAAATAAAGAAATATTAGGAAATGGGTCCGATACTGGAACTTGTTATTACACATTTAATGAGTTAGGATTTAGAGGTGATTCTCCTAAAAAGAAAGGATTAAAAATAATGTCGGTTGGGTGCTCTCATACTGAAGGGATAGGTGTGCATGATAGACAAACTTGGTCACATTACTTATCTAGAATGATACCAAATGGTGTTGATTTAAATTTAGGTATAAGTGGTAGAAGTAATGATTATATTGCCAGAAGTATTATAACTTGGGTAGATGAGTTAAAACCATCAATCGTATTAATAATGTATACATACCCACATAGAAGAGAATACTATAAGGAAAATGGTGAAGTAGAACCATACCATCCAAATCCTTGGGGATATTTTGATGAAGAAACGGAGGGAAGACTGGCTTGGGCAAATTTGATATCGTTATCTAATAAAAGTGAAGATTTTATAAATTGGTATAAAAATCATTTACTGATAACAAATTTTTTGAAAGAAAAAGAAATACCATTTATTTGGAATGGAACATTTGTTGGAACCGAATACACCGATGAAAACAGATTTGATGGAGAGTATCCAAATTTACCAGACGAAGATAGACATGCATCTTTCCTTGAAAACGAAACATACGCAAAAAATCTATACAAATATATTAAAGAAAATTTTGAAATTTAAAGAAAATAAATTATATTATCAAAAATAAACTATATAAAATGAAAAAACAATTAGAATTATTCCCAAATGAGGAATTGCAATCACAAGGTAGTGTTAGTATTTCAGAACCACAACAAATTGAAGATGTTGAATGGTGTTTTCAATTTTTCAACAATGAACCTGTAGTATTTGCATGGGCAGATGAAAATTCAGAACCATCGCCACTAACATTAATCATTCAACCAATAGAAGGACAAGGATTAAATTTTCAACAAAATGGAATGCAGTTCACAATCTTCCCAAGACCAATTTCAGAAGAATCAAAATTAGAAAGAGAAAAATCTAAAGAAAATAATTAATTTATTATGAGCTTTTTTGAAAACGATATTAGTAAGAGAGAACATAGTTTGTGGGTGGAGAAATACCGCCCACAAACACTTTCCGAATATGTTGGTAATGAAACCGTAAAGGAAACCATTCAACAATATTTGGACAATAATGATATTCCACATTTGTTATTACATGGTAAAGCTGGAACTGGTAAAACCACACTTGCAAAACTTATTGTAAATACAATCAAATGTGATAGTATGATTATTAACGCATCGGATGAGAACAACGTAGATACAGTTCGGAATAAAGTGAAGAACTTTGCATCCTCAATGGGGTTTGCAGGATTTAAGATTATCATTTTGGATGAGTTTGATTATATGACTCCAAACGCACAGGCAATCTTGCGTAACTTAATGGAGACATTCTCCAAACATTGTAGATTTATTCTAACGTGTAATTACCACGAAAAGATTATTGACCCAATCAAAAGTAGATGTCAAACATTCGCAATTACACCTCCTACAAAGAAAGATGTTGCAATTCAGGTTACTAGAATTTTAGATGCGGAAAAGATTAAATACGATGTTAAAAATGTTGCTGATATTATCAGTTCATATTATCCTGATATTCGTAGAATCTTAAATACTTGTCAATTACAATCTGCAAAAGGAGAGTTGAAAGTAGACCATCAAATTATGGTGGAATCTAACTTCCAAACTAAATTGGTAGATTTGTTAAAAGCAAATGATGATAAACGAAATATGTTTATGAATATCAGACAAGCAGTTGCGGACAATCGTTTAAATGATTATTCTGAAATGTATTCTATGTTGTATAGTAGAGTAGATGAATATGCAGCAGGTAATACGGCAAATGTAATCTTAACTATTGCAGAAGGATTATCCAAAGATGCATTGGTAGTAGATAAAGAAATAGTGTTTATGAGTACAATTATTCAAATTTTAAATATTATAAAATAATGGAACAAGGATTACCAAATGGTGTCACTTTAAATGATGCGAGGGATATGGTGTGTGAATGTGGAAATAAAACATTTATGCCAGGATATAGATTTAAAAAATTAAGTAAAATAATGACTGGTAATGCTCAAGATTCAATCATTCCAATTGAAATGTATTTATGTACTCAATGTGGAAAAGCATTGCAAGAGTTATTACCTTTGGAATTGAGAGACACACCATCACCAATCGTATAATAATGGCAGGAAAAAAGTTATTTGACCACATTGCTGCAATTACATCGGAGCAAGACCCAAACTACTTTGATAAATTATCGGAGGAAGATATTAAGACATGGAGTAACTTTATGATTAATAGATTCCTTTCGATGAAACCTGAATGGGTAGAATTGATTGCAACTATATTACCTCTGACTCAAACATTAGAACCTAGAGAAATGTATAAGTTGTATATCAGTATTATACCTAAAGGTAAATATTATCTTAAATACATCAAAGGAAAAGGAGAAGAAAAATACGAATCATTTTTAGTTGATTTAATTAAAAAAGATTACGATTGTTCCGAAAGACAATCAATTGATTACATTGAAGTTTTATATGCAACCAGAGAAGGCAGGGAGAATATAAAATATATGTGCGAAAAATATGGTACTGACAAAAAGTTAATAACCAAATTAAAATTAAAAATATAATGCTAAATAAAAAATATTTGGTAGCTAATGGATGTTCCTTTACAGAAGGCCATATTCTTGGTAAAGAAGGAGCGTGGCCTAAATTTTTAGGAGAAAAATTAAATTTAGAAGTTTATAATATAGGTAAAGGTGGTAGTGGTAATGATACTATTACTTGGAGAACTATTGAATTTTGTGAAGTTAAAAAAGATATTGCAAAAGATTCTTTATTTGTCATTCAGTTAACGGAATGTTTAAGATACCAAGTATATTACGATGATATGATACATTCTCCGCAAGAATGGCATGTTACTCCATTATGTTTTGAAAAAGCTATGCCAGCTTATAAAAATGGCAATAATGCTGCAAAATGGATATATAAAAATAGAAAAGAATTGATTTACATTTATAGCAACATAACATTTTCTTTATATAAAACATTACAAAATATAATAACTTTAACATCTTACTTTGAATCAAAAGGATATCCTTATATTATATTTGATGGCATAAATGACCATAAACCGTTTAAACATAATGATGAGTATTATTTAAAAGAATCAAATTCTGATAATATAAATGAGCAATTTAAAATAAATACACATTTTAATGATTTTGATTTGTACATCAATAATAGAGATAACGGGTATATTTTAACAGAAGAATTTATAAATAGTGTATTTGATAATCCGTTTATTTTTAAAGAAATATCCACAATGCTTAAATTCTTTTTGGATAGAGGTATGAGAGAATTCAATGATAATGAATATTATTTTAAAGGAAATTCCGGCCATCCAAATTTAGAAGCATGCGACGTTTGGGCTGATATATTAAAAAATAAAGTAGAAGAAACATTTGGAAAAACGGAATAAATTGTGTATATTGTATTTAAATAACACACTATGGCAAGAGTTTCGTTTTCCCAATACAGTATGTGGTCTGCATGCCCACATCAATACAAACTGGCGTATGTAGATGGTTTGAGAGAATCATCATCCAATATACACACCGTTTTTGGTTCCGCAATGCATGAGACTTTGCAAGAATATTTAAGTAGATGTTTGCGTATTTCCAAATCGCAAGCAGATAAGAATATGAATACAAAAGAGTTTCTCAAAGAAAAAATGCGAGAATCCTTTTTAAAAGAATCAAACGAAGGACAGACCCCAATATGTTCCAAAGAGGAGTTAGTTGAGTTTTTAGAAGATGGGTATCTTATTTTAGATTACTTTCAGAAATCTAAAAATTTCAATAATTTTTTCTCATTAAAAGATGACGAGTTAATTGCAATTGAGCAAGTAATCAATACAAAGATTTCAGAAAATGTTAATTTTATGGGGTTTATTGATTTCATTGTTAGAAGTAAATCAACAGGTAGATATCGTATTACCGATTTCAAAACCTCAACTAGAGGATGGACTAAAAACCAAAAAGCAGACTCGATTAAAAGCACACAATTACTTTTATACAAAAAGTTTTACGCAGAATTACTAAATATATCCGAAGATGTAATTGATGTGGAATTCATAATTCTAAAGCGTAAGGTATCTGAAAATACAGATTATAACATCCCTCGTATTAGTAGACACGTACCTGCAAGTGGTAAACCTTCTATGACCAAATCATGGAAAGGGTTTACTGAATTCGTTAATAGTGTGTTTGACCAGAATGGGGAATATAATGTAGATTCAAAATATCCAAAGTATCCATCAAAACTATGTGATTGGTGTGAGTTTAAACAAAGAGGAATTTGTGACGGAAAAATATAAAAAACAATAATTATTTATAAAAATAAGTTATGGCAAAAAAGAAGATTTTATTATTATCAGACGATTTACGAATGGCGAGTGGTATCGCTAATGTTTCCAAACAATTGGTTATGGGAACCGTTGATAAATATGATTGGGTTCAATTAGGAGCAGCAATCAAACATCCAGAAGCAGGAAAGATTTTAGACTTAAACGATAGTGTTAGAGAGCAAACTGGTGTTGCTGATGCTAGTGTAAAAATTTACCCATCGGATGGTTATGGTAATGCTGGTATTATTCGTCAATTATTGATGGTAGAACAACCTGATGCAATCCTACACTTTACAGACCCGAGATATTGGATTTGGTTGTATGAAATGGAGCATGAAATTCGTCAATCAGTTCCTTTATTCTTTTATCATATTTGGGATGATTTACCAGACCCTAAATATAATAGAGATTACTACGAAAGTTGTGATTGGATTGGTTGTATTTCAAAACAAACTTATGGTATTACCCGTAGAGTGTGGGGATGGGATAAGGAACCACATTGGACACCACCTGCTGATTGGCAAGTGAGTTATGTACCACATGGTATTAATTCGGATTTATATAAGCCAGTTGAAGTACCTGCTGAATTTAAAAAGGAAATCTTTGGTGAAAAAGAATACGATTTTGTTTTATATTGGAATAACAGAAACATTCGTAGAAAACAACCAATTGACGTAATTCTTGCATTCGATAAGTTTGTGGAGGCATTATCACCAGAACATAGAAGTAAAGTATGTTTATTAATGCATACTCAACCCGTAGAAGAACATGGTACTGATTTACCAAGAACTATAGCAGAGTGTTGTTCACCTGAAACAAATGTAGTATTTGCACCAAACAGATATTCAGAAGAGCAATTGAACTATCTTTATAATTTAGGAGATGTAACAATTAATGTGGCATCTAATGAAGGATTTGGATTGGCAACGGCTGAATCAGTAATGGCTGGAACTCCAATCATTGTAACGGTAACGGGTGGATTGCAAGACCAATGTGGATTTAGAGATATTACAACTGGTAAACTACTAACCGCAGAAGATTATGTACAGATTGGTTCATTGCATGATAGACACAAAAAAGCAGGTGTAGTTTGGGGAGATTGGGTTAAACCAATTTGGCCAGTTCGTTCAACAACGGGTTCAGTTCCTACTCCTTACATCTTTGATGATAGAGTTGATTTTGAAGATATATCACCATTGATTATGGAATGGTATTTAACTCCAAAAGAAGATAGAGATGCAGCAGCATTGAAAGGTAGAAAGTGGATGTTGGGAGATGGTTTGTTGAGTAGAGAAGCAATGTGTAAAACATTAGTAGATGGCATGGAAGGTGCATTTGAAAATTGGACACCAAAGAAAAAATTTAAGTTAATAGAGTTATAATATGAAACCAACATTAGTATTTCAGGCACCAGTAGCAACAAGAAGTGGATATGGTGACCACGCGAGAGATTTATTACATTCTCTATATAAATTAGATAAATTTGATATTAAAATTATTAGCACTCGTTGGGGGAATACCCCAATGGATGCTCTTAATTATGATAATCAATTTCACAAATGGGCTGTAGATAATATCATCCCGCAAATTACAGAAAAACCTGACATTTATATTCAAGTTACAGTCCCAAATGAATTTCAACCATTAGGATTTTATAATATTGGAATTACTGCGGCAATTGAAACAACACATTGTGCATTAGATTGGATTCATGGATGTAATAGAATGGATTTGATTATAGTTCCATCAGAACATTCAAAGAAAAGTTTAGTAGATACGGTATATAATGAACAAGATAAACAAACAGGACAATTAATTGCACAACATAGAATTCAAAAACCTGTTGAAATTCTATTTGAAGGATTTGATGAAACAATGTTTGGAACAGATGAGGTTGCTATTATTTCGGAATTAGACCAAATCAAAGAAGAGTTCGCATTTCTATTCGTAGGTCATTGGTTAAGAGGTGATTTGGGTGAAGATAGAAAGAATGTGGGAATGATGATTAAAACATTCGCAATGGCATTTAAAAACGAAAAAGTAAAGCCAGCATTAGTTCTTAAAACATCTTCAGCAGGATTCTCTGTAATGGATAGAGAAACCACTATTAAAAAAATTAGAGAAGTACTTGGTAATGATTATAAATCAGTTCCAATTTATTTGTTGCATGGTGATTTAACACCTGTTGAAATGAACGGATTGTATGAACATCCAAAAGTAAAAGCAATGTTAAACTTTACAAAAGGTGAAGGGTTTGGTAGACCTCTATTGGAGTTCAGTTTAACGGGTAAGCCTGTAATTGTTTCCAATTGGAGTGGACATTTGGATTTCTTAAAGCAAGGAGCTGTTTTATTAGAAGGTGAATTAAAGCAGGTACATGAATCAGCCGCAGACCAATTTTTATTAAAAGAATCACAATGGTTTAATGTAAATATTTCAAAGGCACTATCAACCATAAAAGATGTTTATAAGAACTATGAAAAATACAAAACGGCATCTTTACAATTGGGCAAACAAAATAAACAAAACTTTGGATTGGAAAAAATGACTAAATTATTTGATGGAATTTTGAATCAATATGGTATTTATAATAGGGTACAACCAAAGTTTCAACAACTTCAATTACCTAAATTAAAAATGTTAAGTAAATAATGCAGAGCTATAATCCACTATATAGAAAATTTATAGATGATAGAAACTTCATTGTCCCAAATCAAATGACAAGGGCAAAATTCTATCTTATAAAAGAATATGAATATATAGATGGAACTAAAGGTAAATACAGTGAATTTTCTGCTCCAATTATATATACACTATTTGTTTCAAAAGTGAAAGATGTTGTACATGCCGTAAAGGTATCAAATGTAAATCCAAACTTAATTAAAAAATTTTTTGGTAGGTTCGTAAATGAAGATACTAACCTGTTAGAAATGAGAGGTGGAGCAAAAGCTTTTTATGAAAAGGTAGTTATGAAAGTTCCAATAATTACAAACGAAGCGTATAGAACTTATAAGTTAAGTGGGCTTGGTAAAATAATTGAATTAGATATGGATGTTAATTCATTAACTCCTAGACATAAAGATGTTGAAGGGATTGATAAAAAATCACAATTAAAAAATAAATAGTTATGACATCAAAAGAATTCGTCCTTTGGTTACAAGGATTTACTCAAGGAGTACATGAATACAATATATCACCCAAACAATGGGATGCATTAAAAGATGTGTTGGCAAAGGTTAATGATGAAGAACCAATAGGATTTCCGTTTGGAGTTCCGAATACTGCACCAATGACAAACCCACTTATCCAACCACAGCCATACAATCCATATAGACCGTATGAAATTTATTGTGGGGATACTAATGGTACAACAATTACAACAACACCTGGAAGTGGTTCTATTACAATAGCTAATCCACCATTTGGATTTGGAAGTACATCAACCACATACGGATATCCAAGCGGTTCGGCATGGCATTATACAAATAATACATACAATCCACCATATACAACGGGCGGAGAAGCTGATTATATTACAAAAGAAACACACAACGAAGATTAAATGAAATTAAGTTACGCAATAACCGCTTGTAATGAGCATGAAGAAATTATACGATTAGTTACTCAATTGATAAACTATAAAGGTGAAAATTCTGAAATAGTAGTTCTTTTAGATACTCCAAAATCTTCTACGGAAATGATTGAGTATTTAGAATTACAAGCTAATGCAAATTACATCACTTTAATTGAATCTGAATTTGATAACGATTTTGCACAATGGAAAAACTTTTTAAATTCACACTGTAAAGGTGAGTGGATATTTCAGTTAGATGCGGATGAGTACCTATCAAATGATTTAATTTATAATTTGGAAGAATTATTAGATGCTAATACTGATAAAGACCTAATAGTAGTTCCTCGTATTAATACAGTAGAAGGATTGACCGAAGCACATATTCAAAAGTGGGGATGGAATGTAAATGAAAAAGGTTGGGTTAATTTTCCTGATGTTCAGACTCGTATTTACAAAAACAATCCAGAAACTATTGGGTGGAGTGGTAAAGTACATGAAAGAATTGTTGGATTTCAATCGTATACCAATTTCCCATCGGATGAAGTATATTGTATTAAACATCCAAAAACAATAGATAGGCAAGAGAAACAAAACGATTATTACAATACTCTGTAATGATTCACGTCTACTATCATATATACGCAATAAATGGTGTGGAATCGATAATAGACGAGCAGTTAAGTTTAATTGAAAAAAACT